ATCCCCGCCTGATGGAGCATGCGGGTTAGTTCTTGCCCAGATGCCCCAACAAAAGGCATCCCGCTACGATCTTCCTCCTCGCCGGGAGCTTCCCCGACAATCATGATGGTTGTTGGGCACGGGCCGGTCGGGAAGCATTGCGGCATGTTGTTCGTGTCTCTGGTGGAGTTGGGGGATGGCGACTTCGAGATAGCGGTGAAGGCGCACAAGCGCGGCGCGGATGCAGTCCTCCGACGCCGCGCTGACATAGATGGCGACAGGCCCATCTATGAAGACGAGATCAGCCTCCCAGGGAGGATGCTTCATGGTCTGTCCTAGAATAGCGCTGGCTCGTCGCGAGAAGCAATGCCTTCAAGGCGCTTGACACACAGCCCTTGGTAAGTCAGGCTTTTCTCGATTCCAGTAGCGTATACCTTCATCGTGTGCGCCGCCTCGAAGATTGTACCGGAACCGGCGAAGCTGTCAAGCACGGAGTCGCCGCGTCGGACAGACCGCTGGAGGAGGTTCTGATAGACGGCAACGGGCTTCTGCGCACCGTGGGCCATCTGCTCGTCGGCGGAAGCCGTGATCACGTCAGGGTAGATATGGGTGACTGGCTTGTTGCCCTTTATCGCGTACAGCACCATTTCCCACTGTCGGCGCGGCCCCACTTCAGGCCGGGGCACGCGGCCGGAGTTGAGCTTGTGGACGATGAAAGGGGTGCGGAAGACATCCCAACCGGCCTCTGTCATCATCCTGCGGAGTTCGTGGAAGCGGTCGATATCACAGAAGACGTAGGCGTGAGCAGCAGGCTTGGTGACAGAGAAGGAGAGCTTGCACCACTTCGACATGAGTTCCAGCCACGATTCATAGCTGTCTTCGTACTGGTGATCAATGCCAGCGAGCTTCCCGCCGCCGTCGCCGAACTGGTTCGCCAACATACCATAAGGCGGATCGGTGAGTATGACATCGAACTTGCCTACAAGCTCTGGCTTGAGCATCTCGCTGAGACAGTCCCCGCGGAGCAGGGTGTGGTCCTGGGCGGAGAAGGTCTGCGCTACGGAAGCAGCAAGGACAGCGTTTTTCTTCGCCTCCTCCTGCCGCTTGAGGATCTTGAACGCTTCGTCAGCGGACTTAGCCCTCGCCACTTCAGGGTTGGACAGGTGCTTGGCGACGAGGATTTCCCGCCGGATAGGTTCGGCGAATTGCCGATCTTCGCCGTAGACTTCCTTCGCCGTGTCAGCGACAGTGTGCCCTCCAGTCAGGTAGGTTCTGCCGCTGCTGTCCGCGGCAGATACGACTTCCGGTGGGTGTTGCTTCTGCCGCAGCGCATGCAGCCTCGCTACCGCCGCGGCGTGCTCCTGCCATGTCAAATCCTTCCGCTTCAGGTTCTCGTCGAGTTCGGCTTCCTCCGCTTCCAGTTCACCCAGCTCCCCCAGGCCGATCACCGGCAGCATTCCCGGCGGGATGGATTGCTGGTCGCAGGTAAACGTCCCGCCAAGCGCGAAGATCTCATCAATTGCCTTGAGGCGCCGTTCCCCCGCCACCAGCACAGGACCGTCTTCCGAATCCCGCACTACAATCGGGTGCATCAGCCCGCGATCCTCGATAGAGTTCTTCAGTTCCTGCAGCGATTTCAGCTCAAACTCTTTCCGCTGTCGGTTGGGACTGATGATGAGGGCTTCTCGCTTGATGAGTCGCACGGAATATTACCTTCCAGTTGAGAGAGTTGAGCTTCGAGGATTGCGATTCTACGCTTCAGCGCGTCGTAGCGGATTTTTCGCTTCGCATTCCTAACGGAATTGGAGCACTTTTCAGTACAATACCGCTGCCAATACCGCTTCTGCTCGAAGGGCGATTGGCACACCGGGCATTGAAGGGTAGGCTTGGTTGTCATTATCTGACGGCCGTGGCGGCGTTTGTTTTACGGGTGAGGGGGTAGGTAGGGTGAGGGGCGCCACGCGCTCAAAATGCCGATTTCGGGCATTTCCGGGCATCGGGGCGGCGCGGCACCCCTCGGGCGGAGAGGGTCAGCCCTCGCCTTCGTCCTCGTCCTCTTCGTCCTCTTCGTAGTCGAAGTCAGCCGGGTCGAGCTGCGCGATCGCGCAGGTGTCGCTGTGAGTGTCGATCACAGTTCCGGCCACGTTGAAGGCGAGATGATCCTTCAGCCCCTCGTCGTTAGTGCCGCCGACGAGGCCGCCTTCTTCGTCGATGAAGAGGTAACGAAACTTGCCCATGGTTGATGCTCCTTGTTGTTGATCAGATCTTCGCCACGGCCTTGACTTCCGCGTAGATCAGTTCCGGGTTCCGGTCGTCGGAACGGTGGCTGACGGCGACCTTTGCCACACGGCCTTTAAGCTGGTTGAAGCTGAACGCCTGCCCCGGGACGTTGAGGCCGACGGCTTCGCGGAGCCGGCCGAGGGAGACGTTCTTCCCCTTCCCGGTGTCGACGCCGCCTAGCTCGGTCAAGTCGAGCATGATGCCCTGCTTGACGGTGACCTTGTCGCGTTCGAGGAAGGCCTTGACGTTGGCGTCATCGACTTCCCAAAGCACGTCGAGGGCCATGCCTTGCTTCGTCGGGTCTTCCTTGGATTGCCACTTACGCGCCTTGACATCGGCGATCTGCGCGACATACTCCCCGGCAGGGCAGGGCGTGGAGACGGTCGAGTTGGCTTCATCGACTTGGAGGTTGAGGAACTCTTCGGGGGTGAAAGACATGGATTGCTCCGATTGTTGAAGGGAATGCCGCAGATGGAAACCCGGCGTTAGGCTCTGCGGCGCAGCCTCATGCCGGGAAATTGGTTACTGGCCTGGGAAGCGTTCGAGCTTGGATTTCTCCGCGCCACAGTGCTTGCAGACAAGGCCGTTGAAGTTCGTCTTCCAGTGCCACTTGTGGCTGTCCTTGAATTCCTTCTCGAACTCGACGGTGGCTTTACCGTCGGGACCCTTGACTGGACGCCAGCGAAAACACTTCCCTTGTGTCATGCCCGAAACTCCCCGCCGCGTGACTTCCACTTGTCAAAGATCGCAGCGAAGTTCGGCTCGATCTTGTCGCTCCATGGAAGGTTGCGGGTCTTGAGGTCGGCCTGCGGGTCCACAGTGTCCCAATACCACTTGTTCAAGTTCCGCTTCGCCATGATGACGTCGCTGAACATGGGCGGGATTTTGGGGGCGAGCTTGGCGCCGAGGGTGGAGACGGTAATCTTGCTACCGCCCATCACCAAGTCCGTTTCACGGTCCACGTGGCTCAGGAGGACGAAGTGGCAGCGGGTATTGTCGCACAGCCTGCGGAGGAGGTTCTCCAAGAGGTTCTGGGCTAGCCCCCAATCCTTCTGGTCCCTGTCGGCCTTCCCGCCGATGACGGCCTGCATGGCGGCTTGGCCGAGGCCGGTCAGGCCGTCGATGGCTAGGACGCGATTCGTGCCCCAGGTATCGACAGAGCCGAAACGACTGCCTTCGGTACTGTCCTCGCGCACGTCGTTGAAGGTGCGGAGGAACTTCTCGAATTGGTCGTACTTCGAGCGGTTCGGGTCTGTGGATTTCTTTAACGCCTCATATGACAAGGTGTTGACGTGCTTCACTTGGTCTGCCATTTCGAGCCAACTGGCAGTGGCTCGGTCGATGGTGAAGATATGGACGTTCGGGGGGATGGGCTTCCCGCGATCGGTCCAGTACCCGCGGAGGGACTCCGCGCCGTTCTCGAAGGCGAAGTAGTGAAGGTGGAGGTCGGGGCTGTAGTCCGCGATCGTTCCGAGGGAGTGGGTCTTGCCAGTGCCGGCGGGGCCTTGGATCAGGACGTTGACACCGGCGGGGAACTTGGTGGCAGGAGTGTTCATGCTCCCTCCCCGTTCTTGTCCACACGGGCCTGCGCTGCCGCGTCGGTGTAACCTTTTGGATACCGCCGTTGCAGCTTCTCGACATTCGCTTTTGCCACCAACTCCAGCGGCATGTTCAGCAAGAACGACAGATTCTCGAAGTGCTCTTGAAGGGCGTCGTAACGACGCTGCAAGTCCTTGAAATCGGCCGGCTTGTTGTAAACCCAGAGCTTCTTGGTCTGATCGAGGATATCCCCGGCTTCGATGATCAAAGCTTGGTTTATAGCACCAACGTGGAAGTCGCGCATGGCGGAATGCCGTACTTCGCAGGACCAATCTCTCCGCAGGCCCGAACTGAAGCTCTCGCTGTAGGGGTTCGCCCGAAAGATGGCTTGCCGGAAGTGCTCGTGGTAGAAGAGCATGTCACCGAATTCTTCTTTGACCTCCTGCGGCGTGCGAGCTGTCATGAATTCGATGGCTTCCCCGACCATCCCCACAGCTGCGTGGAGCAGGTTCATTCTGTGATCGCTGAACCACTTCACACGTGACTCGACGAACTGAGCATATTCCAATGGTGTCATGATGACCTTTCAAGTTGACGGATTGCTAGTAGCAGCTCGTAGATTAGGACTTCCCGCGGAAGATAATCGAGATACTGCTGCCAGGGGTGGATGAAGGAACCAGGTGACCCAACTGGGTACGGTAGCCGATAGCAGCGCTCGCAATGACGCGAGACTGCCGACCAGTTCCTGGCCCCGAAGTCGTCAGCGACAACCACGCGCGCCCATACCTCACCGCAACCTGGACAGAAAAGACAGGTAGAGTAGCCGATCTGCTGGTCGTCAGCGAAGAAGGGTAGACCTTGCCTTGTCCCGAGAAGGGCGTTCCCAAGGAAGTAGTGGGTTTGCGGCTGCATGGCGCGGTCACTGCAGGCGCTTCCCGTTTGTGTCAAAGAAGATGGGCTTGACCTGCTCGCCTGTGTGCGTGCGGTTCTGGTTGGCGAGCTGGAGGGCTTGATTAGCCTGGACGAATCCGACAATCTCCGCCGCGCAAATGTCTTTGAACGACGGGGAGGCTTCATCCGGCTTGGTGTCAGGGTCAACCCCTCGCATGTTGCAGAGATTCCGCGCCGCGAGGTCCAGGATTTCGGGTGTGAGGGGTCTGTTCACTTGTTGCACTCCGGCCATTGAGCTTGCCACTCATCGATCGTCAAGTTGGCCTTGCCAAGCGGGTCCCAGACCCGCTGCTCGAACTGCATCGGGAGCCACGTCTGCGGATTCTCGGACTTGCAGATCCGTTGCAGGCTGCACCCGCCATACTCTGCGCAGGCGTGATCGAGATCGTAGTCCCACCAGCCTTCCTCCCAACACTGGACCATCCGGCGAAGGTCCGCGTTGATTTGATTCAGCCACCGCTCGATTTCCCAGTCGGGGCGGTAGGTGAGATGCTGGAGGGTGTCGTACTTCGTCTTCAGGATCGATACCCCACGGACGACAGCGCCGTTGACAGGCATACCCGACTCCCGCGCGGCCCAACAATATCCGGTGAACTGCGAGCGGAGTTCCCATTGGCGGGTCCACGAGGCGCCGAGCTGGCTTGTCGTCTTCTCATCGAAGATGAAGATGCCGCCCGCGAAGTTGGCGATCATGTCAGCTCGGCCGGTGTATATCAGGGGATCGCCGCTGACTGGGTGGAGGAAGTCGAGAGGCTGAGCGAAACTGAACTCAATCCCCCGCCGACCGTCGCCCCAGAGAATAGGCTCACACGATCCCATCTGGAGAGGATACTGCTCGAAGTAGAACTCCAGCGCCCCGCACATGCGTTCAAGGGACTTTGCGGACTCGGGCGGGCACTCGAAGTCACCATACTTCAGGATCAGGGCGTGAAGTCCGGCGGCCACTGCGTTCTCCGCTGTGTTGCCAGATTCGAAGAACTCCCGCCGCGCGACTTCGAGCCCCTTGGCGAAGGCCGCGCCGGCGACAAGGTGGACCGAATCCCCCTCCGGCTTCCAGTGCTCCATATAGGTGCGGAAGAACTTCTGCGGGCAGGAACGGAAGGTGGAGAGCATCGTGGAGTCGATGCAGGGCGGGAACATCGGGCGGACAAGGTTGGTCATGCCGACGGCCCTTTCAGTGCCAGTAGGTTGTTGATCCGCTCGACCAGGCTCTGATCTACCCGAAGGGCCTGCACGCGGAATTCCTGGAGTTCGGCTTGTAGAGCTTGGACCGCTTCTTTGGTGTTTGCGGCCTTGTTTGTCGAAGGCACCCACTCCACCCCGGCGAGATAAGCTGCGCCTTTCGGGATGAAAGCGTAGCCATCCAGGTAAGCAGCGAAGTGGTGGCTGTACAGGGTCTCCTCCTTAGCGAGGGCCTCCAGCCCGCTGGAATTGATGTAAATGTTGATCTTCATCAAGAATCTCCTGCGATAAGCGCTGCAGGAACGCAGCGGCAAGCCGAGACTCGCGGGGCTTGCCGCTGCGTACTGGTCAGTCCACAACGCAGCCGAGGGCCACTGCAATCGCCGCCAGCCACCAGCTCTCGGTTCCAGCCAGTAGCAGGGCGACGGCGAAGTACAGGTGGCACGGCCTCATATTCCTAGCTCCTTGAGGAGCTGATCCCCGTCCGGCTTCGGCACGGCGTTCCGCGACCCCTTCGATGCGGAGGACTTCATCGCTGCAGTCCGGCCCTGTCGCAGGTGGACGATGGCTTCCTTCAACTCCTCGATGGTGATGGTGTTGTCAAGGGCCTTCCGTCGCCACTCGGCGATCTTGACTTGGAGGTCAAAGCCGATCATCGCGGGCTCCCACCGGCCAGCCAGTTGTTCGCGGCTGCCAAATTGTTGCAGATGTTGTTGATGAGCCAAGGGAGAAGCTTGGCCTGGAACTGCGGTGCTACAGGTGGGTAGCTCAAGGGAAGTTTCATGGATTACTCCTGGAAATGGGTTATCCTCGGGGATTATTGTTGCATTATCCCGGGGGGTGTTGTCAATGCAGAAAGTGGAAGACTGGCATTACTTTCCAGCTTTGCGTGCCACCCTAGCCACACACCTGTCGTATTGGTCTTTGTAGACCACCTGTACCATCACGCTGAGCGGGCAACGCCTCTCTCGTCTTGTCTTCGGTGGCCATGGTGTTCCTCACCTCTTTCATATCAACCTCCCTTCCCAATCAGCACAACTTCCCAGCTCGCGCGGGTCAGCGACACGTAGAGACACTTCAGCATTTCCTTCCCTTCCGGGTTAAGCATAATATCCTTCCAGTCCACGAAGACCTGCCGGTAGGTCGATCCCTGCGCGCGGTGCGCTGTCAGCGCATAGGCATAGCGGACTTGGTGAAAGGCGTCTTTGAACTCCCAAAAGCTCTTCCACAGTCTCCCATTTGCTCGCGCTTCCCCCGCGCGTCGTTCGACCTCCCGGTTGAATCGCTTGGCCTCGGAGGTATGCAGCACACGCAGCGTCGTCGTCAGCCCGTCATCGAAGTCCACATGCAGGTTGAAGGCCTTGAACTCGGGATACAGCGGGTGGTCCCCGACACTGACCTTTGCAACCGTCCCTTCATCATCCGTCCGCGCCGTCGGCCTGTTGTCCAGGTCCTTCGCTGGCGCAGTCATGATGATGCGGTCGCCCTGGACGTACAGACTCTCCGCCCTCGGGAAGATGGCCTCGCGGACCAGCTTATTCCATCGCTGCACCGAGATGTTCCGCCACGCGATTATCTTTGATGCCCGCGAGCCGATGGCTGCGAAATGCCCCTGCTCTGCAGCCGCCACGATCATCTCTTCGGCCGTGGTAAGGTTCACCTTCTTGACCCCACCGAGTTCCGCAGACCAGTCCTCGTTAAACTTCACCCGCGGGACGAACTTTTCCTGTTGCTCCCTGATATGCGTCGCCAGCGCCAACAACGCATTGTCGTACCGCATGACCTTGGTCAGGCACTTCCCTTCCAGCCCCCAAACGGGACTCGTCGTCTCATTCACCGGCGGGAGTTGCGCCGGATCGCCCATGAACAGGACTTTCACCCCGCACTCCACAGCCCGCTCTTCGATGATGCCGAAGAGCTGCTTGTTGACCATCCCTGCTTCGTCCACGACAACGAGCTTGAAGTCCGATAGGTCGATCTTGCCTCCCTGTTCGTCCGTGGCTGTGGTCAGCGTTTTGACTTCCCCATTCCCTTCCAGCCGCAGCCCCAAGAGTGAGTAAATGGTGGCACACTGCGGCCTGTAGTCCGGCTCGGTCAGCGTCTCCCGCAGCACTCGCACTGCCTTGTTCGTCGGGGCAGTGAACACTACCCGCCCACCGAGCTTTTCCCGTCGGAGTTGCTTCACCGTGAAGGTCTTCCCCGTCCCGGCGAAGCCGGACAGGACGAAGAAGGGCTCCTTCGGCCGCTTGAGCCAGGCAAGGATGGCCTGGAGGGCCTCGACTTGATCAGGATTCAGCATCACCCTCTCCTCATCTTCGCTAGCTCGACAGCTTCTTCCTCGCTGAAGACCGGCACTGCGTTGGACTTGTGCATTGTGGCGATGCCGAGGAGCTTGACGCCAGTGTACACGCGAAGTGTTCTCACAGCTCCTTGATGCGGCTCATAGATGACAGGACCCGGTTTGATCTTCGTCTCCCGCGGAGGGGTGAAGGTCGGTTCCAGCACCGGGCTTGGAATGTCGCGGACCTCCGAGCCCCACTTCCCACCCCGGCGGGTCACCAGTCATCTCCTTCTTCCATCATCCTCTTGATATCTCGCCGCAGCCGCTCGATTCGCCCTTCGAACATCTTCACCATCGCGGCAGCATACTCGGCGTTGACCTTCATCACGAGCAGATTCGCCTCCGCGTCGTGGAGCTGCGCTGTTGCGACTTGTACCGGCGTGGGATTGACCCACAACTTCCATTTCTTCAGCATTTCTTTACCTCCTTCAGTGGGATATCCCTGACAGTAGTGTCAGGGGCTTCTGGCGGCGACTGGGGCTTCCCACAATCCGCAGCATCTCGTCTTCTCCCTCCCCATAGTGCAGGGGCTGGAGAAAACGCTCGGGAACTATGAGAACTCTGCCCGACGGAATCCAAGCTATGCGCTGCAGCGTCTCCACTTGCCAGCACCTTCCAAACTCAAGCGTCAGGGCAATGTCGTGTAGGTGGTGGGAGAGGCAACAGCGGCGTGGTTGGTGCTCTTCCACCACCTGCACGAGTTTGTTCGCGTGCAGATCTCTGATCGGATTCGGAAGTACCCTGCAGATCACCCCCGGCGCAATTCCTTTACTCTGCCTTTCCATTCTGCCCTCCAATGCCCTTGAGCCAGTCTTGCAGCAGCGACGTTATCAGCCGCGACCACGCGCCATGCGGAACGCGCTGTTCCAGCTCGCTGTACAGCATCAGGTCAACACGCGCAAGAATGTCTTCAGGGATATTGATGGTCTTCTCGATCGGACGTATGACCTTCGCGGGTCTCCCTCTTGGCATGGTTTACCCTTCCTTGTGGATGAGAACTTGGGCTGTGTCCAGCCGCCAATTGCTGTCCTCGGCGCAGACCTGGCAAAACGGGACTGTGCGGTCACGTAGAACAGCTTCCCGCGGCAGGTGGGGATTGAGGTCTTCGACGGTGATCCACCGCATCGAGGACTTGACAGTCTTGTGAGACTGCCGCCGCAGCATGGAGTTGAAGGGAAAGGCCACGGTGCCGCAGTGAGCGCAGAGCTGGCGTGTGAACAGGGCGACATTGGCTTCATCTTGCCACTCGATCCGCGCCTCCCACTCCCGCACTTTCGCCTCGATTTCCTGCCGCTCGCGGGTCGAGAGCCCGGGCTTGACGGCTCGTTGGCGCAGTTCACGGAGCTTGCGCTTCCCTTCCAGTTCCGCTATCGATTCCGCAAGCAGAGCGTCGAGGGTATCCAGAGGTTCACCCTCGTCCTCCACGCCCTGCTTTTCAGCAACGGCATCATCTTCATCATTGGGGGCGGCAATGCTCTGTGAGAGCAGTTCTTCCAGTTCTTCCCTGGACTCAATATCCCTGATCGTTGTCTCTTCCACAGAGACGGCTTCTTCGACCTGGAACAGATTGGCCTCATCCGCAGCGCTTGTCAAGGCGTCGTGGCTGTAGCCAATTGGACTTGGTTCTTGGTGTTGCGGCTGCATGGCGGTCACTCCACGCAGGTCGGGTTGCGCGGGCAGCACCGCTGCCCCTGGCATGCCTCTGGCGTCATGCAGAAGTCGGCGTCGGTGAAGTTCAGCTGCCAGCCCGCTGGATACGGCAAGGGCTTCGCCGTGCACTCTCCGAGGTGATCTTTTGCGATCCGGCATGCGGCTTCCGCATTGTCGGCCTTGACGCACGCGCGCTCGGTACTGCCGCTTGCGGGTGTGATCCAATAGTATTCCATGTTGCGTTTCTCCAGTTAGGAATGTGGGCGCTAATAACCCACGGGAGTATTCTCCAATAAATCCCGTGGGATTGTCAATCCCCATCCACCAAGAACTCCACAAGCAATTAGGGGTTGCCAGGCTGGAGAACCCTAGCAACCCCCTCATGCCCGCGTCTTTCCGCGGTGTCAGCCCCGATGGGGCGTTGCGTCAGGCCGCCGCCGTCTCGAACTGCGCCAGGAGCGCGTCCGTGTCCACCTTCGTGGCCTTCGCCGCCTTCTCGGCTTCCAGGCGATCGACAATCGGCTTGACCTTGGTGTTCAGGCGCAGAGCCATCTTCTCCTGTTGCGACTTGCCGGCCAGGAACTTCTTCACCTGCTCGACGCTCTGCTTCCCGCCGCTCAGCTCGACCAGGGCGCGCAGCAGGATGCTCGTGCCGGCCAGACCGTTGGCTTCGCGCTTCACGCCCCACTCGTGGTTGTAGAGCCGATCGATCAGCTCATCAACGGCGATAACGCAGTCTTCCACGTCCTCCAGGCCGGCGATCTCGTCGCCGAGCTTCTGCTCCGCGCCGTGCCCGGCGAAGCGGGCCATGTCCTCAGCCGGGATCGTGAAGAGGCGGGACGCGCCGTTGATGAAGTCGAGGCGGACCTGCACGACGCCCTCGGGCGTGATCGTGGTTGTCTTCAGGAGCTTCTTCTTCGCACCGACGAAGTCCACGATACGGCCGTCTTCCATCGTGACAGTCGTCATCATGGGTTCGGCCTTCTTCGGCTTCACAGAGGTTGCGGTTTCGCTCATTGCAGTACCTTTCACATTGCGCCTGGGGGTTGAGATGTTGGCTTGTCGGGAGTCCCAGGCCCTCGCTGCGTGCCAACGAAAACAATATTACCGTGCCCGGTCCAGTGTGTCAACTCCTCTCGGGACAGTATTAACCCCTATTGCGTCCCGGATAGGGGTTTTGGACTGTGACAATCCCGCCGAAGCTCGCGGCAAGGCGCTCTTCCGCCTTCTTCAGCTCCTCATCCACACTCGCCCCGCCGCTGCGAAGCTCCTCCAGCTCCTTTGCCAGTTTCTTCTCCAACTCCTCCAGCTCCGGGATGGACTTCTTCAAGGAGATAAAGCTCAGTCTCCCCTGACCTTCCTCCACCACTTCCACCACAGCCTTCACCCCAGAGGCGTTCTTCTTGAACTCCTCAAAGCCTTCCTTGGTCATCCAGCTCGGCGGAACCTTGTACATCCTATCCCGCACTTTGTACCAAAGGTGGCGGAATTCCAAGGCCTTCTTCTCCGAGGGGAAGGTCAGCACCAGCTCCCCGTTATTGGCAACTTTCTTCGCAAGCGCCGCTGCGTGTTCCTCCAGCGCGCGAATCTCCTTTGGCAGTGTCATGACGAGGTTCC